TTAATAGCCTTCGAAGACCTCCACCCTTTTAGAGTATTGATCTTAGTGTATTTCAAATCGACGGCATAATTAGCGTCGTTTCTACCAGTAACCTCTGGGAGTCCCTTTAGGTTCTCAATCTGAAACTTACCTTTTGCGAATTCAATAGACTTCACAGAAACCGGGAATCCGACAAATGACTTAAACGATGCATAGTTGCATTTCAAGTTACCTGTAATCTGCTCAATCGATACTTGAGGAAAAGTCTCTGCACCTGAATTAGACACGTCAACGTCTTTATTGACGATTATAGATGCTGTTCCGTCTTCTGATTTTGTTGGGGTTAGTGTACTATCCTTAAACGCCTGCGCCAGTGCAACGTCAATTCCCTTACCTTCGTTTTCAAAAGCACTAGAATTCCCAGCGACAATCCTTAGGAGTAATTTCCTCTCATCTTCATCTAGATGCTTCCATTCATTGCTGATCTTACTCTTAATGTTAGCCGATAAGAGGTTAGACATGCGGTTAATTCCCTTCTGGAGAATGCCTTCATGTACGGGGTCCATATTATAGTCTGCTAGATCAAGAACGCTTTCATTGTTTGGCTTTTTAGGGACAAATGATGACTTGGCTTCAACCTGACCCATTAGCTCATCAAATTTATCTAGATCGTAATGCATTTTTACCTCGCCTAATATTTAGGCTAATTCAATATTCTATTTTGTTATGAGCGACCAAACGGAGCAGGTCTAAATCTCTTATTATCGCTAATATTCTTAGTTCCCTCTGGAATTGTTTCGGGTCTATACGTAACAGTGTCTTTTTTGGATATGCTACCCTCATGAACACCATACGGGTGTTCTGGGTTACCCCAATATCTTCTGGTGTTTTCGTCATTGTCAACGTCATTGCTATCAGGGATTGGCTCATTTTGGATATTACCCGCAATGTCCAAATCAGTGTACCTGTCGAATTTGTTATTGATGATGCCCCCAGTGTTGAATCCATTATTCTCGACGGTATCTGCAATATCTCGATGGTCGTCTCTGTACTGTCTAAGAGTAATTCCAAAAAAGTATTTTCTCTGTAGGAAACTCTGATCAGGTATTTCTATTCTAACGTCGGTGATTTCGTATAGTAAGTTATTCCAGTCAGGCTTTATCAAATCAGTTGCCTTAGGGAATATCTGAGCTTTAGAATAACCCTTATAATTGAATTGAGCGCCACCCCTCTCCGAAATAATCGGATTATGATTTAATGGGTCAAGTAATGGAGCTATTCCATAATTCTATAAACTAACATAATTCATTTCGAAGAATGTAGCCCTATGGATAAAGACGTTAATTTCGTCCATACCCTCAAACACAAATCTGCCAAATTTTATCTTGTCGGCGGCAATCGTTTCATCTCCTACCATCTTGATATGGAATACTCGTTCCATTACTTGAGTAGGATCTTCGTGGTAGATTGGATCTCGCTTGGTATCCAATGAAGAGACGTAGTAGATGCTTTGAACTCCATTCACGTCAGTATACTCACCCGCTAGATTATCATGGGTTACTTGGTCCGCAAACCTATTTTGCATTTGGTTGTACGGATTAAATGCATCTCGGGTATTAATTCCCATTTCAGCCAACTGTTCGGCTGACCAATTACCCTTAAAATACAATGCCATATTAGAGTTCATCTAGAATATTTAGGAAATCCTAAAAAATCCCGTTTTCTCTGATCGGAACTAAATATTATCAAAGTAGGAGTTTTACATGATCAAAACTAATCTAAAGGGAGCGGCTGGAGTACAGATTAACATCAAGGATGTTTCTGGTCGCCCTAATACTAAGGCAGCACCATATAGGATCGGTTTGGTGGGATGGACTCCAAAAGGCCCCTCCAATATTCCAGTAGTCGTTACCACTGAGAGCGACCTGTATTCGATCTTTGGGACTCCTAAGGGTTTCAAGCCCTATGAAGTTTACTTGCTACACAACGCCAAGATTCTCTTGAATGCAGGCGCAGAAGTCATCATTGTTAGGACTGTTCAGGCAACAACTGAAGAAACTCTGAACTACGGCGTCTACCTAGCCCCCGTTGGTTCTTCCGCAGAAATCACCCAAGATGCGGTTGGCACTGACGACGGTATCACTCCCGTTGCTGTTTCGTATAACATGGATAATGTTCTACTCAACAAGAAGAACCAGAAGCTAATAGCATCCGAAGATCCGGATTCTCCTTTCACTATGTTCTTGAAGTACCCCGGCTTCAATAAGTTCTTCACCTCGATTCAGACTTTTGAAGTCGGTGAACTATCTACGATTGTTTACCTATACGAGGATGTCACCGGAACATTCTACAAGCAGGCCGACAATACGACATACTCGACTACTGTGAATGGAACTACCAAGTATAAGATTGGAACCATTGCTTCAAGTGGAGCTTTCGTTACCTATAGCTTAGATTCGACAAATACTACTTCATTCAGCACCATTAAGACCTATGTACTAAATGGAACCTATTACACCACTGACGGGTTCGAGGCACCTCATAGCTTAAATGCAGATCCTTCAGACGACTGGTATTCTTCAGAAGTTGCCGCATTCAAGTCGTATGTTCAGGGACTTGGCGTGTACACTACTCCATACGTAGACGAAGCCAATAAGATTTACGGTGACGTTTTTGTTGCTGGTGAGTTCTATGTGGCTAATGGAGTCTTGGCGGCTAACTTGTCTGGACTTACCGAGAAGAACGAAAACCTCAACCTAATAGTGAATCAGCTTGTTGCTATTCGAGTGTACGAATCTAAGACAAGTCAGAACCCACTCGAAACAATATTCGCCACGGTGAATGAATTTGTTACCGATTACGGCGATCAGTTGGAAATCACCTCAGTTGCGTCGAACCTCCTTAACTTCAAGAAGTCTGAGGAAGTGATCGACATCAGCGTGATCAATAAGTCAGTCGTAAGAACTGAATTGACAGGGGGTACTTCAGAAGCACATCCTAATAGAAGCTCTCAGGCCCTTTCGTCTGCTTGGGAAATGTTTGGAGATACTACCAATGTGGAAGTGTCCTTGTTGGTGGATGGTGGATCTTCGATAGCTGGATTCGGTACTGATCGAGAGAACGACGGAACTGAAAACGCTGACATGGCGGTTGTAACTCCAATGTTGAAGGTTTCTAGTGCTAGAATGGACGCTCCATGTGTTCTTGATCTACCAAAGCGTTCCAAGGTAAATGACATAGTCACTTACTTCAAGAAGTATCCTTCGGTGGGTAATGAAGTTGACGGTTCAACTGCATCTTACGCAACCTTCTGGGGTAATGCTCAAGACGGTCGCCAGATCATAAACGACACCTTCAACAAGAAACAGATTGAAGCCGCTCGTTCGGTATTCAAGGCAGTTGTTGCGTATAACGTGTTCAATACTTCATACCCATGGCAGACTCAGTGGGGTCCAAACAGAGGTTTGATTACTTCTCCTTCCGTGGGAACTATCAACCCTCGTACATACCCTGACGAAGTTGGATTGCTCAGCCAGAACAGGATTAACCCTTCTAGGTTGACCACCACAGGTGAATACTTCTGGGATGACTACACCTTAATGGCAAAGTCTTCGGTTCTTCAGAGATGGCATGCAGTGTGCTTCTTAGCAAATCTCAACAAGAGATACCGCAAGATGCTCGAACAGTATGTCGCAGAGTTGAATACTCCTGCACTCCGTAAGACCATCTGGAACATGCTCAATGATGACCTCAACTACATCATGAACCATGCAGATCCTCCGGGCCTATATAACTACTACGTCATCTGTGACGAGACAAACAACACTCCAGAAGTAATTGATGCAGGTCAGTTAAATGTGGATGTTGGCCTTGAAATCGTCAGAGATACTAGAGTCATCAATCTCACCACTACCCTTTACAGGACAGGTGGAATAGTTGAATCTGGAATTAAGGTATAAGGAGAAAAAGAATGGCGGATAAATCAAATTTCTACTGGATCTCGCAGATGGCATCTCAGCGAGATCCTATTCGAACCACACACTGGAGACTAAGGATTAACACTGCGGCCCTAAAGACCGCAATGGGTAATCCCGCTATTCTCTCAGATATTACCAATGATCAGGATCTCTCGGTCCTTGTCAAGACTGGTAATGTCCCTAAGGTTGTTGTTCAGACGGCTGACTCGTTCTTCATGGGTCAGAAGATGGCATTTGCCACCAACACTGAATTCGACACAGAACTGGACTGGGAAATTCAAGAGACTGCCGACTTGAAGGCATTTAGATTCTTCGCACTGTGGAATCAATATGTACATAACGTCGGAGCTTTGACTATTGATAACCCAAACAATGCCGCAATTGATCCAAATGCGGCTAATGGAATGGGTGTGAACTTAGGTTCAGGTAAGTTCACCCAGACCGATTATCCAAATAGCGTCGTTAGAAATAATGACATGGTTTGGTTGGAACTTTACGATTATACTCAGGGATATGTTCTATGGAGATGTTCTTTCGTTAACTTCTTCCCTAAGTCGGTTGGTGGTATTAGCCTAAGTCACGAAGCACCTGCGCTGGCTAAGTGGACTATGCAGTCTCATCAGGATACCTACAATTTCGTGGTCCCTTCAAAGTTCGGTTCGATGGGTAACGGAATGTAATTCGAGCATTATCGATTCTCTACAGGCTCTCCCATTGGGAGAGCCTTTATTTTACCTAAATAATAGAATGTTAGATAAAAAGTATGGATATTTTGTAACTGCACTGGCGAGGACATCGGAGCCAATAAGAAATACTAAATGGCTAGTTACTTTTAATTTCTCAGAATTTAGTAATGCTAATTCATTCCCAAGCTCTGAGATGCTATCTTTTCATATTAAAGATGTTGAAGTACCTAAATTCCAAAGCGAGACAGATTCAATGTACTATTTCGGAGTTGAACGAAAAGTGCCAACTTCTGTTAATAATGCAGGTTCGATTACGATGACAATCCTAGAAGGCGAAAGTCTAATAGGGTATAATTCCCTACTCAGATGGCATCAGCAATGCGTCGATGGCGGAGAATTCTCCGAAGGTAACAATACCTTAATATCAAACCCATTCAACGTGAAGAACGCCCTTAACACCCCAAACTTCGCATCAGGCGAAATAGTCAATAGAAATGCAGTTGTACTTACTTGCTTTAGCTACGTAACTGGTGAAGAATTATTCAAAATAAAGTTCCTCAACATAAAGCCAACAACAATAGATAATGTTAAATTAGCATATGACGGTAATGATCTATACAAATTCAACGTAATGTTTGATTACGATCTCGCAATTTTTGAGAAGAAAAAGACAACTACTTCAACTATTAGAAATGCTTATAGTCCAGAGTAATTAGTTAGCAGTATCAATATGATCAGAGGGAACCCCATTTGATATTAGCGCCTTATACAAATAATCTCTAATCGGACCTGCGAGTTGCCTTCCTATTGGAAACTTTTCGTCAAATCTACATGGGCCTGAATTATTCAATAAATTTACGTATATGGAAATTACGTTACTTGTCGAAAAAGCCCGATCAATATCATCTTTAGTTAGTCCGAGTGAAGTATTTTCACTAGTGTTTAGTGAGTCTTGATATTTTAATAGCGCAGCCTTGTATTTGTTTAACAATTCTTGGCAACTTGTCACAGCCTTTAATTTACTGCTTGAAGTGTCAGCATATTGCGGGATTCCTATCCTATTACACAAGAATGTAGTCGAATACTCCTTCAACTTTCTATCGGATGCATCTAGATCATATGTTTCCATCTTAACCAAGCTACAATTTTTCAAAGTACTTGAATATTTTACGGCATGATCGGTTCCATATAACGTAACGGTGATAGTAAATAATTTAGGATTTTTAGTAACTTCAAAAGTATTATTGTTGTGGGTACTGTAGAATAATGACTCAAGTCTTTTGATTATTGAATTCTCAGGGTCCATTCGAAATGTAAATGAGACTTCCGATGGAGTTTGGACTGATATTACATTTCTTGGCCTAGCTAATGTAGTAGCACTAACGTATACATCCTCGGAGAAATTAAGAGTTTCATATGGTATTGAAACTTTCTTAACATAGAATCTTAGAGTTTCCATGTTCATGGACGCAATCTCGACTTTGAATTTATTTGCAACAAATCCAGAAACCGTTTTGCCGAAGTATGTGCTTATTTCGCTTCTAATCGTTGACATTATTAATCTCCAAAGTTACTTGCCCCGTAAGATACAT